TCTACTGAAACCTTCCATCTTGAGATACTTTCTTAGGTCTCTCAAGTTGTCCATTTTAGAACCTTTCCTGAAGATTTTCCCGATTTCGTTTGCTTGATCTTGAGTAAGGGTTACTTCCGTTTTCCCTCCTGCAGGTCCACCCAGACTTTTCGGTGATCCTGGCGATCTCAAATCTTTCACTTGACTAGCGGCGGCACCGACCTTCTCCATTCCTATTGCAAAACCTTCAAGAGCCTTCTGTATCTGTTCTCCGTTGATGTCCTTCGCACTGAGTTTTATCAGTAGGTCAACGAAACCATCAAAGGAACCTTTCTGTCCCATGATGTTACCGATACCAGACTTGATCTTTCCTTCTGAGAATACGACAAAGGCATCTGCTATACCACCCATACCTTCGCCAATAGCGTATAACTTATCGGAAAACCCTTCTGGCATTTGAGTAGCGAGAACACCGAATGGACGTAGTGGTCCAAGTGCGTCTAGTGGGTCATCTTTCTTTGGATCTTCACCTGAGAACCAGTTCTTCATCGCACCAAGGACACCCTTTGCCCCTTCAGCCAACGAAGCTGCGAGTCCACCACCTGCGAACACAGCGAGACCAGCACCGATAGCGGCGATTCCTGCACCGACTTTGATGAGGTTCATTCCGTCTAGATCAGATAACAGGGTAAGTGATTCACTGAAGGCTCCACCCAAGAGTCCACCCACACCTTTACCAATGTTCGTCATGAGGACAACGAAGTCATCACCAGTTACGCCGAGTTCTGCGAAGATACTGGCGATACCTCCCGCCGCTCCTGCAAAAGCTGCAAGACCAGCACCTAATAGACCCATCTTGATCGGGAAGGTCATCGGTATCAACGCACCAGCTAGGATAATCGCACCAAGTGTTACTGTGTCAATCGATGATAAGACTTTGAATGTCCCACCGACTACACGTTCTACGTTACTCATGTCGACTGCCATCGGATCACCGCCTTCCACATTGGGTAGGAAGAATCCAAGAATCTTATCTGCGACTGTGAATACAGCGGAGAAGGCTAGGATACCAGCAGCGAGTGAACCCATTCCTTTGATCAGTTTGCCAGGTCCGACATTCAGTTTCGCTACAGCGACTCCTCCAGCGAAAAGCGCTCCCATCGCCGTTGCCGAGATCGATACACCTTCAAATGCACCGACAAAACTTCCGATAGCGGACTTCATGATGGACGCGTCGACTGACTGAATCTTTGCTAAGAAATCACCACCACCTGCAACCTCAATACCTGCGAGAGCGGCTTTTACTACAGCATCAGCTACGGCGAATACACCCACGAACGCGAGAGTTCCAAGACCCAACGCTCCCATACCTTTCGCCATCGCCTTTCCGTCCACTTTGAACTTAGCGATCGCTGCACCGATAGCCATCACACCAGTAATCAATACAGTTGACACACCATCAAATGCCCCAAAGACATTCTGCATCAGTTTCTTGATTCCCTCTCCGTCTACTTCAAATAGTTTGGTCAATCCGTCTGCTACTGCGAAGGGAGTCATGAATCCAACGATACCAGCACCAAGGGCAGTCATACCCTTCATGATATCTTTTTCTACACCCTTCTTTCCACCAAGGGCGATGATTGTCCCTAGACCAAGGATCGTGAATAGTGTAGCTGTTCCTTTGATTCCATCGAACGCACCGAATACATTTTGCATCAGTGTCTTGATACTACCACCATCTATTCCAACTGCTTGCCCCAACTTAGCGACAAGGTCACCCAGTAAAAGACCTGTGAAGAATCCTGAGATACCAGCACCAAGGGCAGTCATACCAGTCAGAAGTTTTATCTGATCTGTCGCACCAAGTTTAGAGGTGATTACACCAGCACCGATTATCATACCAAAAGCGGCGAGTCCTTCTACACCTACACCATTGAAGGCATCAAAAAAGTTCTTCATTACTTTTACGACACCCTCACCAGCACTCTCAGCGAATTGCATCGCTGACCCGATCGCTGCGAAACCTACAAAGAAAGCTGCGATACCAGCACCCAATGCACCCATCCCCTTGATGAAACCAAGACCGACCTTAGCGATCGCTTTGAAGATTCCTCCGATCATACTGAACGCACCTCCGATAGCACGGAAGATACCACCGATCAGTCCACCCTTCTTGGCTTCCTTCTTTACGTCTGTTCCACCTCCAGCTGCACCAGCCTGACGTGCATCAGCGAGTTTATCTCTCTTCGCTTGATCAGCTTGTTTGACTAAGAAATCTAGAATACTATTTGAGGTTTTTGCTGTTTCTAGTTGTGACTTGAGTAGGTCAGATTGAACGTCACCAGATGGAGCGTCTTTTTTCTTATCGTCTTTCTTTTCTTTGGGAGTTTCGCTGAGTTTCTTTAGATTTTCAGCTTGGTCGAGCATCGCCTTGTTGTTCATCTCGGCGAAGTCTGAGAGTTTACCAAACAGTTCTGTCTGGTATTGCATAATGTTGTTGATGACGTTTCGTTGAGACATCGAGGCATCGGATGTCTTCTGAATAGTTTCGTCTATCTGAAGAAGGAGTTCAGTATTATCATTAGAATACTGTTCGTCATTCTCTTTGATTTCCTGTAGTTCACGGACTACGTCATCAAAGGAATTCTTTGGATTTCTATCGCCTGGTATTGATGCCTCTGGCATAACTACTCCAATGCATTTTCGTTAGATTCTATAGTTTTCCATTGCTGGTCTCCACTCATGATTTCACTTATATCATCTTCATTCGCGAATGAAGCGCCACCAAACAATTGTTGTCCACCGCCTGGTTCCTGCCCCCTCTGCTGTTGTTCCAACTCCTGTAGATGTTGCATCAACAATAGTATGTGGACCTTCCTAATGTATGGAACCATGTGGTTCAGGTCGTATTGCGTGTACCCATGATGTTTGATGAGGGCAAAATCTGTCCTCAACATATTCTCAAGGTTATCGTGAGCCACGCATACTAGAAAAAAGAGGCCATCCCCTCTAGGTACTTACTCATAGGTTTACTACAGACTGGACATCTGTACGGAACGTCCAACCCAAGTTTAGGCATGTCCTCAAAGAAAGCATTTATCTTTGCGAACTGACCAGTGTTCATTGAGTTGATGAAGTTGTCTAGTTCACCTTCATCCAACTGGTCTGGCTCGTAGATATCCCCATCAGTGGTGTACACTTGTTTGATACAGGTCTTGATCATTGCGAACATCGTGTCGACATCCTGCTGAGTCATGTCTCCTGTATCTTCCAGTGTGGGATACCTCATCTCTATGCCAATGTTGTCTGTAATCATGAAACGACTGTTGTTCTTGGCCTTGTCTAGGTTGTTGACCTTTGACTTTGATAGGTCAATCGATGCCTCGACTGTTTGTCCGACACCTTCACACTTCATTCCTTTGGCTGTATCGTGATCGTCAACCTCAAAGGAGACTTCTTGTGTTTCACCAACGGACTGTGCTCTGAGTTGTACAAAAATGTACTCCATGTCAAAGGTAGGATTTTTACTTAGGTCCAGTTCCTCTGTCACACAGTTGTTGACAATCTGTTTCATTGCATTAGCGATCTCGACTTGATTCTCTGTCCTCGCCGCTTCTAATAGTATTCTTTCTTCTGATACCAGAAAAGGTCTAAGGGTCAACTTCTGTCCTGTAGACGGAAGTGCCACTTGAAACATTCTAACATCAAGTTTTGGTAATTTCATAATCTACTCAATTAAGGGTTATTTATCTACTTCTGCTGCAGCTCTCTCTTGTGCCGCTTTAGAAATCTTGTCGAAAGCGTCGACAGCGATACGACCAATGTCGTTCGCCTGATTGAGAGCGTTTTGTAATTCTCCTGTGGGAGTATTCTTTAGTGTCGCAAGTTGACTAGCAACTTTCGAAAAGTTCTTGTCCTGTGCTTTAGGATTGGATGTATTGAACTCAAGCATTTTATGTACTTTGAATGTTACGTCAAAGGAGAGGATTCCCTCCTCCATCGTCAATGCTAGGTTACCCAAAGCGGACGGCCAAATACGTGTCGCGTAGAAGGCCAGGTGATCTGTGTCTGTCTTCGCACTTGACACTCCGCCGTCTCTCCAGTATGTCCATTCTTTGACGGCACCTTGGTCTATGACTTTCAGTCTGCAGTTCACACAATGATCGTCTGAGTATGATACGTCAGCGAATGCATTTCCAACAATCTTGTCCATCCACTTCACAAACATCTCATAAGATGAAACTGCCTGTGAACCTTTACTGACTAGGAAACCCATCTGTAGTTCACCCACCGCAGCTGCATAACCATACGACTGGGGTTGTGTAAGTCCAAATGTCTCTTTGGTCAGAATAGTTTTGCCTGGTATAGTCACGTTCTGGGCGACAAACGCGAGTTGTTGTGCCTGTGCAGTGGTCCAACCCGCATTTGGTGGTTTCTCAAAATGAACCAACCACCTATTAGCTCGTGGTAAACTAGAAAAACTTCTGATGACGTTATCTAACATTATCCTCCGATCATTTGCATGGAGTCTTTCCAGACACGCTTCTCGTTAGCCTTCTGGAATCGTGCGACAGGTAGAAACACAGCGACATCCCACTCATCAGCAGGTATCTTGATCGCTAGGTTTATCCTGTTCAGTAAGTATTTTTTGACACAAGGGAACACCTCGTCTATTCTCTTGAACTGTTCCCAGTCTGCTTTGATGAACGTAGTCTCGTCCATCTTCTTATTGTTCAGTCTGGATAACATCTGGTCCATCAGATTCGCCCTCATCATCGGTGGTAAGTAGTGCAAGTTTATTGCGTACAGATGTGGGGGTTTGAAGTCAAAGGGTATCGCCATTGGGAATCTGTCCCAGTATGGAAGTTCTTGTTTGTACTTTGCATCGTACTGAAAGAAGAACATCTGCCCTCTGACTTGGACCTTTGGTCCGTTAGCCAGTTTAAATTTTGGGTATTGGGACAACAAATCCTTTGGAGTCATCCCCGACATACCACTAATCGCACTTCCTCTTGCCCCTTTGTAGGAACGCTTTGCGAGTGATAGTCCTTGTTGTATCTTTGACTTGAACCAACCTACAGCTCCCTTTTGTTTGTTCGCTGCAGAACCAGTTCGAAGTGCCTTCTTAAATTTATCGAGTAGAGACTCGTTTAATGGATTAGCCATTTAGTTGTATACCTAGAGTTTTGATAAGAACCTTCTCAGTCCAGACATGAAATTCCACACCATTCTTCTCAGCCCATGCGTGAGCGGCATGCCATTTCGCCTGATTGACCCAATAAGTCCGCATTTCCTTGAGATACCTTCTGGGTCTCTTCGCTTTCATTGCGACTTTTGGTGGTTTAGTTTGTGCCTGGGGCTTGATCTCAACCAACAATTGTTTCCCAGATGCAAGTTGTATCATAATGTCTGGGAAGTACCTGTGTGGTTTTCCATCTGGTCCTTTGTATGGAATCCAGATTTCCTCACTCGCCCACTTCTTTACCTTGGGATTAGTATCTAGAAACGCAAAAGTCTTTCTTTCCCAAGACGAGCGATACACCACATTGTCGACATCCCCAACATATTTCTCACGGCACTTTACTCTATATTTACCTTTTTGTATTCTACTCATCCTAGCTATTTAGAGCCTAAATAGAAGGACAACCCTACAAAGGAGAAATGTTTAATGGCTACACCTAATCAACTTAATTCTACTGGTTCAACATTCGTTAAGTGGCCTGAATATCTCGCTGGTAACTCCCCATCGAATGCGGAGAAGTATGAGAAAAACTTTATTATGTTCTACTTTGTTGACCAAGGTGATTTAACAACCGATTTTGCCCAGACACTCAAGTACACAGTTGCATTACCTGTACCGAAAGATCCACTGAAATCAACCTATTCTGCTGGTTATAATACTGGTGACGTAGGGGCAGGGACACGAGCGGCACTAGAAGCTGCGGGTCTTGCTGGACAGGGAAATGATGTTGGTTCCAAGACATCGTCACTGATGGACAAGGTCAAGAACGCCGTCGCTGGTTCTAAGGGATCAGATGCAGGAGATACGGCGAAGAACGCTACGAACAACCTAGCGACACTTGGAAACTTAGCCCCAGGCGGAGGTGCTGTACAGGGGGTTATCCAGAGAATGACCAAGACAGTCAAGAATCCATACACTTTCATGATCTACACAGGTCCAGAGTTTCGTTCCTTTACAGCATCGTGGTTGATGATACCAGACAATGCTGAAGAATCAAAGGCGATACAGGACATCTGTAGAGTGTTCAAGTTGGGTATCTTGCCTGGAATGGCTGACGTAGGAGGAGAAGCATTCAAAGGTGTATGGAAGATACCTTATCTGGTTATCCCTGAGATTTTTGTATACACAAGGGATGGCAGTGAGGCTAAACACCAAGGAACAGTAAAGGCTTCAGGGACATCTTCATACAAACCGATACAGAGATTCAAGACTTGTGTCCTGAAATCAGTGGACGTAGATTTTGCAGGGACAGGTGCGATGATGCCTACCTTCTACGAAGATGGAATGCCGTCAGCCGTGTCTCTGACTATATCATTTCAGGAGACAGTCAAACTCACACAAGCTGACATTTTCAAGGGGTACTGATGGCTTCAGATACAGGATATTTCAAGAACTTCAAGAAGGTTCAGTTCGACATAGACAAGACAGGTAAGTTCCAGTTAGTACCTGACCTCACACGTGTAGCCAAATTTCGTGGGTCAAAGGTCGACATGGTTCGTCAGTTCATGCCCTACTACATTCCTGACGGAGAACGACCAGACGTAACATCCTACAATACGTATGGAGATGTCAAGTACGTCTGGGTAATCATGTTCGTCAATAACATTTTCAACCCTTACACAGACTGGCCATTGTCCCAGAAACAGTTGACCAAGAGAATGGTGGACATCTATGGATCAGTCGCAGGTGCCGAAGCTGCGGTCCACACATACAAAGATTCACGTGGAAATGAGATCGACCACAGTAGATACGTCCAACTCAGGGACCAGACACAGAGTCCAGGCCCAGCACGTGTCGTGACAAAGTTTGAATTTGAGGTCGATGCAAACGAAAGCAAACGAGAAATCATACTACCACAAGAAGCATTTCTGCCTAAACTCCTAGTAGAACTCGGAAAGATATTTAAATAATGGAGAACATCAAAGGTCCAGTTCGTGGTGCGTATCAGATCAAAGAGTTGACCATCATGGACTTTGGACAGAAGAACTTTGTTGACTTGGGTAACCATGTCCAGTCTATCATCATGAAGGAGAGTCTGTATCAACCATACGTGACACTCAAACTCGTGGTTGAAGACTCAGCCGCTTTGCACGAACAGATGCCTATGATAGGTGAGGAGATGATCTTCTTCTCGTGGACTGACGGACCAGGCGTTTCTACAGGTAACCCAGCTAGAGTTTTTCGTAAGTTGTTCTACGTCTACAAGGTAGGACAACTCAAGGATGTAAAACCCACGGCACAAACATACACGATTCATGCCGCGACACCAGAATATTTTCAATCTAAAAAGACGAAGGTATACGGAGGATGGAACCAGACACCTATTTCAAGAATAGCGACGGACGTATACGAGGGATGGATATCACAACCGCTCTCCAAGAGGTTCAAAGGTTACGAGAAGGAACTCCAAGTGGAAGAAACAAAAGGGTCGTTGAATTTCTGTTGTCCAGGCTGGACACCACACGACACACTGGAGTGGTTGGCGACGAAGGCGATAAGTCTTGAACGTGGTTCGAAGGGGGCACTCTACTTCTTCTGGGAGTCAATGCATGGGTCATACTTCAAGTCGATTGAAACGATACTACAGAAGACAAACGAGTTCCAAGAGACTGACATGCAACAAGAGGTTCCTCAGATGCATCTGGTCCCAGCAGGAGTTGGAAACCCAGGCGAAGATGGACCACAAAACCAATACGAACAGATGATACCAGACGAGTATGGGTTCCCACAACTATTCGACTCTGTCAGTAAACTTGAGAACGGAATGATAGCGAACAGAGTCGTAGGGTTGGACTACATACATCACTCAGTCTTGAACTACGATTATTTCTACGATAAACAGGGTAAACAGCAAGGACACGCTTATGCACGTAATCTGATGAACTCATCAGTATCTTTTCTGAACCCTGACCCTGACGCGGATCAACGACAGGGCAAATTTCCGAAAGTGCAGGTGAAGGCAATTTCGGGAAGTCATGATGACGCTCCAGTCAATGCTTTGGGTGGAGAGGGGTTTTCGACAATGCATAGAACTTCGCAGTTGGAACAGATACGACAACTGCAAATGGAGGCCATAGTACCATACAATGCTGAGTATGAGACAGGGTCACTCTGTTATGTCTTCATTCCATCGAAGGCTGGAAGTATGGACACCTCACTCAATGGATTGACAAGTGGGAAGTATCTCATTACAGGAATGGACCACCTTTTGATAGGGGGTTTGTACAAGCTAAAAGTGAGATTGGTAAAAGAATCGTTATTGCAGAACATTGATGAAGCACTCAACCTGACTACGGACGAAGAAGAAAACGTGAGTCCGTTTACAGGTAACCCAGTAGCGGGTGGAGTTGCAGTGAAACAGGAGAAAAGGACTTCGCAGTCTAATCCTGGCTTGGACCCTCTTGACGAGGATGTGTACAAACAAGTTACATTTCACGAACTGGACCCACCAAACGTGGGACCATCATCTTAGGAGTAAATAATGGTTGACGCTTTAGTTGATGTACTGTCAACTCATGGCTTAGCGGGGTTATGTTTAGGTTTCTTCGCCTATCTGTGTTTTGACCAGCATCAAACAATCAAAAAGATGCAGAGTCAGGTACAGGACATGCATAAATTAAACGCCATCAAAATCGAACAGACGATGGCATCATTAGAACACGCCGTGTATGAAATGCAGGGAGATACAGCACGTATGTCTGGGCAGATGATGCAAGGTGGTGGACGGAGATAATGTACGATCAGTTTATTTGGTTTACAGGAGTAGTTGAAGACAGGATGGACCCACTCCGCCTTGGTAGGTGTAAAGTCAGGGCTTTTGGTTATCACTCACACGACATCTCCGAACAACCGACTGAAACACTTCCTTGGGCTCTGCCTTTGGCACCAGTCACAAGTGCATCCCAAACAGGAGTTGGTGAATCACCCACAGGACCAGTAGAGGGAACGTGGGTGATGGGTTTCTTTCGTGATGGGAAAGACATGCAGGAACCTATCTTTATGGGTACGATTCCAGGCATACCTGAAACACCAGGCTCGAAAAGAAGAGGTGCGTTCGCAGACAATCGATGGGCAAAAAGAGAGGCAGTCTACGAACTCACAGGTGACCCAGAGAATCCAGTTCAGAAGGATTCCGTGGGTGGAGATCCTAACACAGGGTATCCACAAAAACCAATGTCAGTGGACTACATTGCCGAAGGTACGAAGTTAGATCCTAAAGGTCTGATGGTTACTCAGCAGGCTCAACTCGTAGTCACACCACTACAGCCAACTCCATATCCTTCACTACACTTCTTTGGTCGACCCACGATTCCTTTGACAGCGTTGGGTATGGACCATCCTCTTGGAGGTCACAAGTGGATACAGGATCAGTCTAGTTCTACGGCGAAAGACATCTCACCTGCCCCTTCCCCAGCTCGACTGAGGATGGAGACAGCGACACACGCAAAGGGATGGAGAATCGCCAAGTCATCGTTTGACTCTGGTGGGGCTGGAGTACCACACGTATGGAACGAACCAAGTGATCCGTTCAACGCCAAGTATCCATTCAACCATGCCAAAGAATCAGAGTCAGGTCACCTATTCGAACTTGACGATACACTTGACGCGGAACGTGTACTGATACAACATAGGTCTACATCTCACATTCACTTCCATCCAGACGGAAGTAGGGTGGACAGAACGATGCAGTCCTTTTATCATTCTGCTATGGGGAACAGGTACGAGGGAACCAAAGGTCTTCACTCAATCAGTGCTGACGGAGGTTTTCGTGTAAATGTTCTCTCTGGTTCACTGGTCATGAGAGCGGCTGGAGACACAGTAATACAGTCAGACACAGGACAGATTGTTCTCAAAGCTCCAGGCGGAGTTGCGACAGAGCCAGGTCAAGACCTAGAGATGTCCGCAGGTAAGGGAGGTAAGGCGGGTAATATGTATGTAAACGCCGCTGAAAGATACGATACATCTTCCAAATATGAACACAAAACAAAGGGAGATCACATTATAAATGCGGCGACTTTACAGATGTCCGCGATGACTTCCTTCAAAGCTGAGTCTACAGGTAACATGGTGATGGCCCCGAAGGGTCAGTTCAACGTAAACGCAGCTTGTTCGAAAGAGTTCTACACCAATGAGTTCCTTGGAAACTACAAGGTTCCAGGCACGGATTGGGCTGGTAAAGAGATCGAAGTTATGCAGGGTAACATCGAACTGAAAGTAAACACAGGTAACCCAAAACTGGGTAACATCAGTTTGATGGTAAAAGCTGCTCCTATTCCCAGTCCACCATTCTTACCTAGTGATCCGTCAGGGGTTGTACACATACAACTCAACCCACTCACGGCCCCACTTGGAATAGACATGCAAGCGGCAGGACTCATCAACATGAAGTCTGGTCTGGTAACAAACATCTCCAGTGGTCTGGCGATGAACTTGAACGCTGGACTGATTATGAAAATACAGGGTGGACTTATGACTTCCATCCAAGCAGGACTACCATACGGAATCGCGATAGGTGGTCTTATCGGAACAGAACCAGCGGTATTAGGTGCTCAGTTCGCTGCTGAATACGCCGCTCACGTTCACTTATCAGCGGTGGGACCGACAACTCCACCCACAACAGCAGCGAAAGTAATGACCCTTCTGAGTAAGAAGGCTATGTTTGCGGGATAGAAATGGCATTAGTACCAGCGACATTACAATCAGCGTTACAACCTCTGAACGCTCCAGTTCCTAGTGGGTCCATCACAGCGATGACCATTATGAATGCGTTTCAGGCGTACGCTCTTGGTGCAATGAACATGGGAGGAGGTCCGTTTATCGCGATGCCCGCCTTCCCCGCTGCTTTATCACAACTTCAAGCAGCGATGTCGGCCCCAGTTCCCGCACCATCAATCTTTGTTATGAACCTCACGACTGCGATACACACAGCGTGGAGTTCAGTTCAGACTTTATTTCAAATAGGTCCAGTGGTCGCCGTACCAACGACTTTACAATCGGCCCTTGAACCTATTTGTGCAGTCCCAGGCCCAGCAAGTGTCTGGATCGCAGGTTTCACAAGTGCGGTGAGTTCATACTGTATGTCCTCAACCGCATCGGGCGTTATACCCGCCCCAACTCCAATACCATTTTCAGGACCAATTACGTAATGGGTGCTTTCAGGAAAGAAAAGGCAAAGCGTGCTCATGACGATCTGATGCGTGCTCCGCAGACAGTCGTTGAACAACGAGCAGAAGTGATAAAGAAGTTCTACGCCATGTATGAGTTGTTTACTGACTCAGATGGTTTCCTCTCCGCCCTTGGGGCACGAGAGATGCAGGACTTCTACGATGTGAATGGTGCCGTATCACATACACTACAGTTCTCACTACATGAGACTTGTCTGAGACTAGGACAGAAACGTGCTATTCTCTATGGATACTCACCAGACAAAGTCCTCAAGTATGACTTAGACTCAGGTGTATTCACCTCTCCACCAGACTTGTCATCATCGGCAGGACTGGCAGTCTCCGTATTGTTGACAGACATGGACGCGACGCAGGAGGTTTCACTATCAACAAATACAGTCTCGAATACTACAGTCTACACACCATCACCTACAGGTTTGATTGCGAACTCGTTCTCCAACTATGCAGGAAATTATTACCTAGTAAGGGACAAGAATACAGGATCGATTGTAGACTTTGATGACAACCCGACACCATACCTCAATCTTCCGTTCCTACCAGCGAATACAATCAACGACATTCCGTATGGACCAGAACCAGAAGATCCAACAGCGGCGACAGACATGAGGTTTGACTTCAAACTGAACGATGAGAACCTAGCCGTGATGGACAGGTATGTCGCCAAACCCACGATCAAGATGTTCCTGAATACAGTCAGTCCAGAGAACGCGTTCATCATAGGTGAGACAGTCGTACTTGGAACAGACAGTGCGGTCATCTACGAGATACAGGAAGCAAACACAGACGTTATGACTGTCACGTTCTTGATTGATGAGATTTCGAACACAGTGGCATTTGCAGGACAGACCGCGAATCTAGAACTCCAGCAACCAGCAGTGATTACTACTGGGAAGGAAATCCGTGGATTGACTTCCACGGCAAAGGGACTGATATCATCCACAGTCCCAGCCTTCCGCTGGAAACTAGACGCGGCGAGTATCGAGTTTGACGAGAACGCTGGAGGGGCAAACAACCAAGACTACTTCATCAAAGACTACGCAACGATGAACGTGGACTTCTACACAGAAGCTACCACACTTCAGCCAGCAAAACTCTACATGAGATACAATCTTCAGGAGGGGATAGCGAACCAAGTCTCAGGACAACCAGAAGAACCAAGAGTTACACCATCGGCGAACGTCACCAATCCCACACTTCTACAGACATTTGGTCTCAAGAGGTGGGTGGAAATGTCTCCATTGGATGAGGATGGAAACCAAGACGGATCAGTCCAACCACACACGACTGGACTTCTTGCCGTGTCATCGGCCCGTGGACTACAGATCAATTACAACTGGTACAACGGAACAGGGTTTCTGACATTGAGCGATCAAGACGTAACCAAGATGGACCAGGCAACATGGGAGGGGTATCTGGGTTATTTGAGCGATGACTCAGTTTCGTCAATAGCATCTGCTAACCCAGATATCATCTCTACGTCTACACCAACTGACATCAACGATTCACACAACGGAAGACAACAATACGAAACATCCATAGATGCTGGTCAGTCAAGACTTGCCGAGTGTTTCCCAGACGTTGAACTCAATCCACACTACCCAGCAGTTGACGCAGCTTATCAGTACCCAGATCAAATGCCGTACGCGAATACATTCGTAAAGTACAACCTACTGAGACCTACAGAGATCGACTACATCATCTATTCATTTCACAGGTGGACATACCAAGTCAGTCCTTTGGAGGACATCAGTCACGGATTGGTCCCAGGCGGAAGTACATATCAAACAGGTGATACTATTTCACGTATCGACCCAGCTTTCCAGAGACTCAAGAACGGACAACTGAGTACAGGTGCAAATTGGAATTTCAACAATGACTGGACTATCCCAGGCTCAACGAATGCAAACCCACCAGCAGATAACACTTACGGACCACTGATGGATACAGGTCAGGCTCTAGGTAACGACTCACCTTTTGCTGGACCAGGCGCCTCAAGTTCAACTGCGGGTTACATTGCCAACGGACAGACAGGTCAAGTTGTTGAAGGTTCCGATTTGATTGTGGGTGAATGGTTTGTCAAAAATCTAGCGGGTAGAGTTGCACAGTCAGGTGTTACCTATGATGGAGAACACATAATACGTGTCAAGGCTCACCAGTCATTTCACGTGAACGACTTCTATACCACGACAGACGGCAGTGGAAATCCTATTACACTTGCTGGTGACAATAGACGATACTTTACTCTGACTGTCAATAGTGAATATTACGATCACAACGTCAATACGATGAGGAAGTTATTCAAGACCTCACTATCTGGAATGTCTGTTTCAGCGTCACATGGATACTATAACACAAACGACTTTCAGTATGTAATCAACTGTCTGGCGAATCTAGAAAGTCCAACGAACTGGAGTGAGGACCATCTGACATTTGAGGATCAGTTTCACTATGACTTTGATTATAACACAGTTTCAGGAACTTATCCACTGACACGAGTCGGATCACTCAAGACTACAGACGCTACGTTCAATACTTACGCTAAGGCGAAGGCCGTAGTTTTTAGAGCAGTAAATACTTATAACAATGACTTCTGGACAAATTTTGGACTGTCAGTAAACCCACAAACATGGTCACCACCCGCAGATGCGGAGATCACAGACAGTGGTGGAAATGTGAGCACATCAATGTTACAGGACCACTTTGAATCGTGGAGAGACACAGTCGATGCCTACACGGCTAACATAGGTGCAAGAATAGGTGTTCCACACATTTTTGTCGCTGGTCCTTCTGGTTCTGAACCAGAGATTGGGGCGAAGTCTTACTCAGGTATGTTGTATGCAGCAGTTTCTACAATGTTGTCTGGGTCAACAGGTGAAATAAAAGGTATCAAGAATGCGATTAACAATATCCAATCCATCTATGACGATGTCGCCAAAAAGCGAAAAGTCTACAAAACCTACGGACCAGTTGATACAATCAGTTGACACTGAATCAAAACTGGAAACTGAGTGGCGTCCCATGTTGGAAAACTACAACCCTGAAGGTATCATTCGTGAGATCGACGCCTTGATAAGTGACAACAGAGCGATTCGTGAAGAACTTCAGGAACTCAAACAAGCATTAGAGGAAAAACGTGGCAAGTTGGAGTAGATTCAATACACCCCCATCAGCTAAAGAGATAGCCAACTTTTTAAGTCAGGTTGACAATGGTATCTCTACAGTCAAAATGGTGGCTTCCCTAGCGAAGACAAACCTAGAGTTTGCAGAAATGCTGATGGTAGGATTCATCAATCCTATGTGTATTGCAGTAAACTTCCTAGCCGATTCTATAGAAGGTTTCGTAAACGATATCTTCCAGACAGGAATCTATCACATCATCATAGACCCAACCAACGTCCCACCAGGCGTGGAACCATTCATTGGTGGTGATCAGTATCAATACCCAGGCTCACTCCTACAAACTGGACTTGCCGTATCGTATTCCAGTATCATTGGACTGATAGGTGCAGAGAACGCTACAGCGAACAAGATCAGTTCTGACGGAGGATCAGCAGGTTCCAACGAAGTGGACAACCAAGCCACACGTGGTGAAAAGCAGAAGGCGACAGAACAAAGATTTAAGGATGACCTCATTCGTGTATACGAGGCGAGAGCTGACCTGTTCATCAAACAGAGGGTATCGACTGGATACTACACAGGACTTAGTCAAGAACAGTTGAAGAAAGAACGTATCATCGCGATGGTTCTGGACGTATCTAAGACAGGTGGACTATTAACTCATACAATCATGCAGGTTATTGAGACTAAGGCAGAGTATGGTGATCTTGGAAAACAAATAGTCAAGGACTATTACAGAAACACTCTGTCTCAAGACGGAGCTTCCTCGTCCAGAATACTTGGGGAACCAGCAGCGGCGATAGGAACTACAGGTGTAGAAGGTGCAGGTGGAACAGACGATAACATCTTCCGAACCTCACGAAACTTCATCAAGGACTACGAAAGAAAAGTATTTGGATACGTCGCCAGTAAAGCGGCCGTGACAGGTATCGTGAGAATGACTCCAGCCCAGTGTTTCAATGCGTTAGGGAACGCACTGTTTGACGAGGGTGACATGAACAGACCAGGCTCACCACACTTTGCGAGACACCTTAGTCTGGACGCCAATGCACGAACAGAGTCAAGACTATCAGACCCGAAGAAATACTTCTCACTACAAAAGAAGTCACGTATCTTTGATGCTCTGATTGCAAATGCTGGTTCGTTACCCGACTCACCAACAAGGACACAGAAGGTTGCATCTCTCAGGGCACAACTATCTTCAGTCAACTCAGAACTGGGAAATTTAAAAGAGGAGACAGTCTACGCTCCTTATGGTGCCGTGATGAGAGACAAGTTTGGAAGACCGAAACTTCTGGGATACACAGATCAAGTAGACATGAAGAAGAAAGGATACTTCTTCCAGGCCGACTATGCTCGATCCAAGGATGCATCGATGCGGTCTGGAACAGAACAATACCACGCAATGATTCTGTATGCAGGTGCACCAAGAATCTCTGAAATACCCACAGAGTTCCTAGACTACATGGGTTTAGTATTTGGTGCAAGTATCAAAGATTACGCTCAAGACATTGCTGGGAAGATCGCTGACATCTGGACACTGGACAACCAACCAAGAAAGATCCTTATCACAGAATCAACCAAGGTCTCATCACAGATGGTCACTGTCCCATCGGGATACAATCCAGCGATGCCTTTGCCAGGCCGAATGCCACAGAGAAAGATTGTCAAGGAAGAACAATACAAGTTTCAGAAGGGTGACATCCTGTATGGACAGAACTCCAAGAACACGTTCATTGTTCTACAGAACTTGGGGATGACAGAATGTAACAAGATAGACTTTGATGACCAAGGGAATGTGATCAACGCATTCAAAGAGGTCCAGAGTAACCAACGTAAGAACGAACAAGAAGCTACAAATTCACAGGGAGGAGTTACACAATTTTCGGCTGGTGGTCAACCACAGCAGTTTCAGGTTGACCCAACCGAACCAATTCCATACACGGACCAGACTCTATTGATTGTTCCGTATAATAATGACCAAGAGAAAGGCCAATTTGAACCCCAAGATAAAGAGGCATTTAAAAAGGGTGAACTCCTGTATCTTGCTCAGGAGGGGGATGACGGATCGATTGCTCCTAACCGCAACGTGGGAGGAGCAGACAACTCTTTTGTGGTTGGTAAGTACGTTATCGAACTCACAGAGCCAGACCCTTCAGCCTACAGAATCCCAAACTCAACTCCACCAGACTTTGGACCAAAGTACACAGTAGCCGATCTGTTCCCAGAACAGGCTGGAGTCCTACGTGCAACGATACTAGGTTTTTGTGATATGTTGAGAGGGTTTGCCAAGAACTCGTCCTCGACACTGGGTGTATTGATAGACATGCTTCAACAACTCATCGACTTCATTACAGAGATTGAGAAGTCGTTCCTTGAGTTCCTGAACTGGATCAAGACACTTGTCAAACTCGCAGACATGAACATCTACACAACGACTGTATCAGCCTCAGGTATTGACAACTTCTCCAGAGAACTGAACAAACTTTCATCTAGGCCAGGTGCACCTCCAGGCACACTGGAGTATTCTACCTGTCTTATGTTCCTTGGAACGTCAGCAGACATGGCAGGGTTTAAGTCGATGTTGGAGTCCTCTGAAGCTTTCGCCAACTTTGAAAAGGCGATACAGGACACCAGATCATCCATCGACAAAGTATTGAAAGGATTTGAGGAAGACGCTAAGGACGCTATCAAGAACACACTGGCAAGATCAGACCAGTTTGTCAAGACACTTGGTGAAGGTAGAGATGACCTGTTCAATACACTGAACAATCCAATGTCCATCGCCAACCAGATAGAAGACCTGACAAATGTATTCACATCCGACGCTGCAAAACGTCTGGGTATTACACAAGAAGGTGAAGGTGGAGATGGGAGATTTGGTGGAGATACATCTAGGTCGAACATTAGTGATCTAGACAATCCTCGTTTTCAAGTCGGTTCTCGTGGAATAGGTGATTTCGTTCTGGATGACTTTGAGTCAGCGGGACTGGATGGAATTGACCTTGAAGCGGCGAGACTGAAAGCTGGGTATCGTAGAGACGCCGCGAACGGAATAGTCGACTCAAGATTCTTAGGACTTGATGACGATGAGTTTCTGGCGATGGCGACCAAGAAGGAGTTTTACTGGGTGGTCAAGGTTGCACGTGAGACAGCACAGATAGAGAACAACCAAGGTATCATTCGATACAAACTTTGGTGGGGTAAGGAGATAGAATCTGCAGTTGGAATCCAGACAGAGGCCGTGTCCACTGGTGGAAGAACCATTCAGATTGGTGAGGACGGAACACTTGTCACTTCATCTGGTCAGGAACTTGTCACATCGACAGGATTTACACCTGCAGTTTACGAGAAGATTGAGAAGATCCACACCTTTGACATCACAACTGGAATCGACACAGACGTAGAACTTGAGGTAGAAGTAAATGTGGGTGCCAACTTCAAACCTACCGACGCGACACATCTGTTACTCTTTTCCTATGGTCAGGTCACTAAGACACTGGGTGGACTAGAATACATCTTTGAGGCCGAGAACGAAAACCCATACGCTATGGAAATTATGTCTCTCCGTCCAGACATGCCAGAAATTGCAGTGGACGAGAACATTTCCTCAGTGTCTATCTCCGAAAACAAGATTATCAATCTGGATGTGACCATCACAGACACAGATGAAAACGGAGAAGGTGGAACATCAACCACACTGGGATACTCAGTCTTTCTGGCTGACATCAATCGAAAGACATTCTCTGAACCTATCGCCACACTCGTGAGGACAGGGACCACGAATCAACTGGTCCTGACAGACGTAGAGGTGGACCCAACTCTCAATCCAGGCTGGTATTATCTGGCGATTCTGGCTGAGAACCAGAATGGATTCTCAGGTGGGAATATGTTCAACCTATCAAGAATCTCTGCACCTCTGGACTTCGCGAAGGAGATTACATACACAGATACAAATGTTGTAGCTGGAAGTTTGTCAGGGATTGTGGAAGTAGAGCCTGGACAACATACATCTCAAAATGGTATTGACCCATACTACAAACTTTTCTTTGGGACATACAACCAGACCAAGAACACCATCGCCACAACTGGGACACAGTTGTATCAAGACGTAAACTTCCGTCTATTGAATGCGAATGGAAATCTAGAGTTCAGTCTGGCAAACGAATCGATACCTTCAGGTGTAACACACTTTGTGGTCTATTCGTCTATCAAGAAGTTTGCGAACTCCTCACAGGAGATTTATCACACGACTCCAGTCTTCAAACCTATCAATGACCTTGGGTCGGCTCCGAACTATTCTCCTGTCACACTCGCATTTACAGACGAAGACAAGGTCACTGGACAGATTTCAGGGACGTTCACGATTGGACCAGCTCTTGACGAACAACTTGTAGACAACTACCAGATTTTCTTCGCTGATGTCGATGGAGTTCCGATAGATACTGCAGGGAACCAAGGAGTCAACAACGCGACACCAATCCACGATGACGCTATCGCTGAACTGACACCTACTGTTACAGGTGTTCAGGTTCCACAAGGTGCTGTTTACTTCCAAGCCTGTTCTAAGAACGCGTATGGGACTGGACCTTTCTTTGCACGTATCCCAATAGTAGACCCTAAATACCCAACAGAGCCAGGCGAAATTAGTAATATTACCAAGAACAATGTTAGACTAACAACCAATTTTTAGGAGGACTGAGTGGCATTAGAGGTTCCTACCCTATTTTCCGACATTAGTGCTTCACTTGCAGTCAATCCAGTCACAGGAGACATAGCTCAATTAGACAACAAGCAGTCTATCCGAGCCTCCATTTTAAATATATTAAGAACACGCAAAGGTGAGAGGTTGTTTCAACCTCAGTTGGGAACGAACATACACAGAATGTTGTTCGAACCTAATACTCCGTTCACGGCAGGACAGATCAACCAAGAGTTGAAATCGTCTATTGAAGACCAAGAACCAAGAGTAGTTGTTGAGCGTATCAATACAGATGCGTTTCCAGATGAGTATGGCGTGAAGGTTTTCATTCTCTGTAGAATCAAGGATACCACAGAGGAAGTTGAAATCGAAGAAATGCTAGAGAGAGGACGCTAATGCCAGTAGCAAACGTCGCCCTTGAGGTAACGAACCTAGACTTTGACGGAATAAAAACTAATTTAAAGAACTACCTCAAGTCAAAAGATACCTTTGCTGACTTTGATTTTGACCATTCGAACCTTAGTGTTCTTATGGACGTTCTTGCTTATAACTCGTTCTATAACGCTTTCTACATCAACCAGCTAGCGAACGAGTCATTTCTCGAATCAGCACAACTTAGAAATAACGTAGTAGCAAAAGCCAAAGGTATTGGTTACACACCAAGGTCTACTACGGCACCAACTGCGACGATCACGTTGCAGATTACACCCGCGACTCCCACCGCAGAAGCACTCATCGTAGAAGAATACACAGAGTTTGCCTCACAGGTTACAGGAGTCGACTACTTCTTTGTCACTACTGACACATATACAGTAAATCAAGATAGAAACGGAAATTACATCATTGACGTTGAGGTCAAGGAAGGTACACAGGTTGAACACAGATACGTGGTCGACAAAAAGAATCCTGACCAAAGATTCCTCATCAAAAATAAAACTGCTGACGTATCGACACTTGACGTTGTCGTTCAAAGGTCACAAACAGACCTTACAGTCAAAGAGTTCAAGAAGGCTGACAACCTAGTCGAACTGACAGGAAATGACGCAGTCTACTTCATTGACGAAGTCGAAGAAGGACTATTCGAAGTTACTTTTGGTAACGGAGTTCTTGGACAACCTGTAGCAGATGGTAACGTGGTCATACTTGACTACATCTCGACACAGGGAGAAAAAGGTAATGGAGCCCTGACGTTTACCCCGACTGGTAGAGTCGCAGGATCAGAGAATGTCACAATTACAACTCAGGTCGCGGCGAATGGTGGTAAACCTAGAGAAACGATGGAGGAGATCAAGTTCAATGCTCCCAAGTATTTCGCGACACAAGGTAGACTTGTAACAACTGAAGACTACCTTGCAATGACACGGAACATGGTTCCCAACCTCGACTCCTTGACAGGATGGGGAGGGGAAGACAACGTACCGAAAAGATACGGCGAGGTATTCATCTCAGTAAAGCCTGTGAATAGAGCTTTTTACTCCGAACTGGAGAAAGAAAATATCAGACGGCAGCTTACGGAGAGAAACCTCGTAACTGTTCGTGTTCGTGTCGTGGACCCAGATTACACTTTCATTGAAGTCACATCGGATATCTACTACGATCCCCGAGCTACCAAGTTGACCAGTGACCAGTTGAAAGCGTTTGTCCACTCGCAACTCAAAAATTTCTCAAAGACTGAACTGTTGAAGTTCAATAGAGATTTCCGATATTCTATGCTCGTTGGTCTGATGGATAATCTAGACCCAGCGATACGTAACAACTTAACGAACTTACGTTTGAGAAAGTCGTTCATTCCTTCCGTTGTGAGGGAGAACAACTTTACTCTGTATTACAATAACGACTTGTACAGACCTAATCCAACATACTCAGGGACACTGACAAGTAGTTATTTTTCTCATGCTAATCCTTCTGGAGCTGAGATTGCAGATTGTCAGTTAGATGACAACGATGGTATTTTAAGGGTAGTTCAATATGACGCACAGTCAAACGTGACCTCTATCGTTCAGTCCAACATTGGGACTGTAGGATACGGCGGAGGTAACGTGGTATTCCAAGGTTTTAGGCCATTGTCTTGGACAGGCGATAAAGTGGATGTTTTCTGTAGACCAAAGATACAGGATATAAAGCCCTTGAGAGAACAGATTCTTGCCATTCTCGATGAGGACATCAAGTTGACGATGTTCACAGTCGTGGATAGGGAGGGCGCTGACCCGACATCTAACACGCAAACTGTCACAAGTTCTGAAGCCTATACTGGAACCTAATGCCTGGACCTGTTGGAGATCAAAGAATAACCGACTTAATCCCTGATATGCTCCCAGAGCGTATGAGGGACAACGAGGAAACGTATAAACTTTTTCTCGAAGAATACTATAAGTGGTTAGAGTATATCAAGATCGATTTCATTGAGGATATCAGCACCATCTTCTCTGAGGGTGCAATTCTCATCGGTGAAACATCCTTCGCTAGAGCGATTGTCAAGTCCATCCCTACTCCGTATTGTGCATACGTTGAGTACACTTCCACAGAAAAATTTAAGATTGGTGAGGAAGTTGCTACTGAACAACTTTCTTGGGATGACGAAGTCGAAGAGCACAAGGACCGATTCGATGTAGACTTTTGGTCTCTAAGTCCAGGCCGAGATTATTCCGCACAAGTTCAGTCCTTTACATACAACGCAGCTATCGCAGCGTCGTATATGATGAATCTCCAAGATGTTGACTCTACAGACTCAGACATTTTCGTAGAAACTATTCGTGACTCGATGTTACACGGATGGCCTGAGTTAGCTTCCAAATCCTATGACACACCAGACGGATCGCCTGGTTCAGTAAACGAGCGACAACTCGCTAAGATGATCAAGGACTATGGACTCCAAAAGGGTACAGACAAATCAATGGAGTTCTTGTTCCGATTGATATTCGGTGAAGAAGCTGACATCTACTATCCAAAAGATTTCATGCTACGAACATCGGATGGTCGATGGGAAGAGCCGAATGTCACGTTTGTCCGAAACATCAAACCTAATGGGTTTGTACTAGAAGACTTTGTCGGAAAGAGAATACGTGGTCAAAGCTCAGGAGTCGAAGCCATTGTTGTCAACTCGTACAAAAACTCAGTCCCAGGCAAGGATGTTTCAGTCCTTGTACTTGAAACACCCAAAGATGCAGCGCCTGGTGAACAGGGCGGTGGTCCTTGGACGCCTGGTAACCACACGGCAAATAATCTCATGGTGGGTGAGACAATCGAAGTCCTTCCTGCCACTTTCATTGAAGAAGAGGATTGGAGTTCCCAACCTGACAACGTACTCACGGCCACTATCTTTGGTGGACTCAGAGAAGTCGATATCTGTTCCGCGGGAAGTGGATATGCTCCTGGCGATACAGTCACGTTCTCAGACAGGGGTGGCGTCACGGCGACAGCTAATGTCCGCCTCGTATCTAACAACTATGCTGTTGACTTCATACGAGTGGATTCACAAGGAACAGGATATCAAGTCGGTGATGAGGTCGTATACTACCCAGCGTACTCAGGTGGAAAGAACGGAAAAGCGATAGTCGAGACTTTGATCGACACCTACTCCATGATTCACAGTAACACGGCGATACAAGAATACGCCGCTTTTACACCAAACTCAAATGGAGTATTCGGTGCGGTCGTAGGTTCGTCCCTGAACGCAAACAACGGATTATACTACACAGTCCACATGGGTGTTCATCTGGACATGAACACAGACACGACTGGTAACACACTATTGGTATACAATACCTCACACTTCGCGGTCGGGGATAATGTCGAATACCTGAATGACACAGGTACATACGACACGGCACAGATCACTGGTATTCGTGGAACACACAACGAGATACTTGAACTACGACTTGACACACAACCTTTTGGTCTAGACGAAGACCATCCACTTTACTCCACAACCGAAGTTAGATCGACAACCTACACACACGCCAATGGTGGAGTCATGGTATCGAATGGTATCACTCACACCACTGCAAACGTGACTGTCGCTGCTATGCAGATCGGTGATACGATGGCGTTCCAGACAGAGGTATTTGGTGGTGTAGGTTCTATTCTGGTCGAGTCAACTGGTATCGAATACTACGATATACCAGCGGTAACAGTTGTTGGTCGTTCAAACGTAGCGACAGATACAACGGCTTGTTTCGCTGAACGACTCGCATCTGACGCTAGGTACTCCACAGCGGTAGGGGCATCGACTTCTGCCTATAACGTGGTGACGATGGCGGTGGATGAAAACGCTATAAACTTTGCTAATGGTTTCACCGCTGCAGACCCAGACTTCCCGAAGTCACGTATTGCGGTCATGGAACTTCTCCGTACAGAAGAAGAGGGTATCGGGGAACAATACAAGCGGTATGTCTGGGGTAGGAACGGATCTGGTGAGGTACGGGCAGAACTTGTCGGTGTACTTGAACAGGAATCGATCTCGTATTTCATACAGGAAGAGACACCTGCTCAGATAGAAGCTGGTGATTCGTATTACATGCTGTCTGAAGAAGACCCAGACAGAGAAGACCAGATCATGGCAGAGGGTGATGCGGTATTCATCAAAGTAAAATTTGACGGAGAAGTATCTGACCCATTCTACCAAGGACAGACATTTGTAGTCACGGACGCTGCGAACACGACTATTGGTTCGTTTGACGCTACACTGGTATACGACTTTATGAAACAGGGTCGTGATGCCACACTGACAGTACCTTTCCTAGCGACAAACTCTATCTTTGACCTAGCCGTGGTCGACCCAGGCTCAGACTATTCCAACATACAGAAACCAGTCGGTGACGAAAGAGACATCGATGTTCGTGACGAGAGACAGGCGTATCTTGGATTCCACAA